TGCTTTAAATTGTGCGTGTGCTTCGTCCTTACCATTCATAAAAGCTAGATGCCGTTCCTCACGGTATTTCTCAAGCATCTCAAAGAATGTAGGCATATCCATTCGGTCGTAAACTTTGCCGTATTTGTATTTAACCATTCCGTCAAGGAATAACAAAACGTCCTGGATAGCTAGTTGGTCCTGTTCGGCTTCGTCTAATATCGCATAGCATAGATCGGTTATTTGCTCCGGTGTCATTGCTACCCTTAGATTAAAGTTGTTTAATGCTCTTGTAACTGATTTACTAAGAACGGCTGCTATCTTATCGTTACCGTACATTTTTACTAAAGCCGGAAGCCTTTCACTTACCGGCACTAATTCAATTACCTTCAATGGCAATGCTTCGCCTTTGTCTTTAAACCGGCATAGCTCATTGTGAACGCCGCCATTATTTCCAATCATTATGTCGTTTAATAAAGGCTTCGTGTAACTGTTGCTCGGTAACTTTTGGAGCGATTTTGCTTGAGTTGTTAGTTCCATTGTTTTCGGTTTTTAGTTGAAATAATCCTTGCCAACCTTTAGCAATAGACTGTTCGATTATTTTAATTGCAATTTGTTCTTGTCCGTTGGAAAGTTTTACTAATTCATTTAAGGTAGCTTGAATAGATATACTTGATTTATAAGTAAAGTTAAATTGTTCTTTCTTAAATTCAACCCATAAAGACCAATATTTTTTAAATACATCACTACTAAAAGGGAATGTTATTTCCTTTCCTTTATTTACTTTCTTTTCCTTTATTTCCTTTACTTTACTTTCCTTTATAGCATTGCCATCGCATTGCGATTGCATTGCGTTCGCATTTGTCCATCTCTTACTTGCTGATTGTCTTGCCTTTACGCTTTTACTATCTCTCTCATCTAAGCGTTTTTGTACTGATAAACTACCAAAAGTTTCGCCATCAAATACAAATAAATCAAAGTCATTAATAACTGATTTTACTACTTCGCATTCCACCCTATAATCAAACGAAATGCCTTCGTAATCCGTTCGCAATGCGTTCGCATTATTGTATAAATCTTCAATGATTGCCCAAAATAACCCATATCCAGTTATTCCGTGTTTCCTTAATAGAAACTTAATTTTTTCGTCGTTCCGGCTATTATAGTCGTGCGAAAAGTAAAACGTATCTTTTGGCATAATAAAAAAGGCTCTCGGCATTCCCCCCAGTAGGATTGAGGGTTCAGCTTTGAGCCAATAAGTTTAATAATGGATATCCTACATCCGCTGCAAATATAAACTATTTTACCGAATAACTAGCAAACGTTTTATTGTCTTTAGTTACATATTTAGTCGCAATATTTAACCCTTCGTCCCTTAAATTCTTTATCCTGGCTGATAATCTAAAGCAGCCAAATTTGTTTAAAGCGTCAATAGGAGTTAATGATTTGCCCTTAGTTAAAAAGGCTTTGATTTGTTGGTTTTGAGTTTTCATAGTGGTTAAGTTAAAGTTTTGTTAAAATGGTAAATCCAAATCCTCATTTTCTTGTTTGTTAACGGCGTTGGAATATTCTTTCTTTTCGAAGTTGTACTCTTTGCCGTTACCGCAATATTGCTTTTTAGCTTTTTCAGCTCTTTCCTCTTTTGACTGATTGTTAGCAACTGTATGCGTGTTTTCGTAATTGTCTTTCTCTTTACGTTTGTCAATTACTAAACTAGCATAATGCTTTACGCCTGATTTTGTTTGCACGGGTTTCCAATTAATGTCCTCTTGTGCGATTGAAATTACTATCATATTTATTTATTTAATGTGATTACGAAAGATTGCTTATAAGACTTTAAGGGTATTTGTCCACGCTCAAACTTCTTGCCCTCTTCCTCTATGTCTTTTTGCTCGGCCTTTAATACATCGATTTGCGCCTGTAATTCAGCCCATCTAGGCGAATAGGCTGCATAGTCATAGGTTTGCGTATCCTTGAGGCTTAAAGAGGCTCCTAAGTGGTCATATTTGCCTTTAGGGCATTTATCCAGGAAGTCAATAATATGCTCCTCACTTTTTGCCCTTAATGTTTTAGTAAAGTTCTCCATTACTGAAATCTTTACGGCTACGTCCTCGGCTTTGATTGTGCCTTCGGATAATTCATTGGCTACGTTTTGAGCCAAGGTTTCAATTTCGCTCTTAGAGGGTGCGATTTCCCATATTGCTAAATTCATTTTATAGATGGTTTTTTTTGGTTGTAAATAAGGCACTAATTGCCGGGTTAATTAAGTCTTTGTTTAGGCCGTGTAATTTAGCCAACTCTTGTACAGTTTCGCAACTGTCAATCGCCAGGGTTAAATCCACTACTGATTTATGCTTCTTAACAAATGCCGGTAAAGAATATTCCTTTTCTCCGGCTGCATCCGTATCCTTATCGGTTACTAAGCCAAAGAATGAAGCTAAAGCATATCTGCGATAGTAAGTAATTCCAGATCCTAGCGACTGATATTCATTCATTCCCCTAAGAACGATTTGAGGTATTGTAACCTCGCTAGTAATTGTCTCGCTTGTCTCCGTGTGGAAAACAATCGTTTGCAATTTGTCGTCCTGTAAAGGCTGAATAAACCCTAGTTTATGCTTCCTTAATAGTGGCATAATTACCTTAAAGATTGCCGGTAAATCAGCATAGGTGTAATTGTGTCCGGTAGTCCCCTTATGGATTACAGGGCATTCTTGTTGAAAGTCTGCAATGGCCTTATATAGTTTTAAGCCTTTGCGAAATTCATTTGTCGTCTCATTCATAGCGTTGAATTTTGGTTAAATAATAATTAAAAATAAGTAATAAATGTTGATAAATCAAATAATCTCCATTAATTTTTTAATCTCGTCCTGGTAGTCATTGTAGAACCTTAAACTAAGCACTTCCTCAATAGTTCGTAGGGCGTGTATTATGCTAGTGTGGTCTCTATGGAATAACCTGCCAATCTCTTTAAGGGTTAAGCCTGTTCGTTTCCTAACTATGTAAATAGCAACAAATCTAGCTTTTACATACCCTCTAAGTCGGAATTTGCCTTTAACCTGGGCGGTAGTAAGACCGTAAAAGTCGCAAACGTCCTCAACTATTTGTCGAGCGTGTTTTTGGTCGTTTAACAATATCTTGCTCATTTTTCTGCTTGGTGCGGTCCAGTACGTCATTTTGTAGTTTTTTAATTTGTGTTCTAAGTAATTCGTTTTCTAGTTCTAGTATTTGTATCTCTCTAATTAGTCCGTGTTTATTATCTATATAGCTCATAAAAAGGTATTTATAGGTAACATAAATTGATCCGTTATTTCGTATAAGTCTAGGATAAGCCAATGATAGCTTTTAAGTATCCTCTTTTGCACGTTGTTCATACGAGCAATCTTAATAAGAATATCCTCTTCTTTAGACATTAAGCGAACCGGCTCCTCATTAATACCTTTGCGCCATAAGGATAAATCCTTTTGGAATAGCTCTTGGCGTCTTTGTGCTTCCTTTAATAACTCTAGTAAGCAAGTTGCTCTTTTGTGCAACTTTAATTGTTTCCCTTGATAAATTAGTGTCATAGCTTTTGGTTTTATTGGTTATCTGCAAACATTAAATTATAATACTGATTACATTCTCTCCGGCCATCGTTACCGTCTCCAGAGTTATAAGCGTTCTTTATTTCACGCTCAAAATAAATATCAATATCGTTTAAGAACTCAATTAAGTCAACTCCTACATAGTATTGCTTTTGCTCCATAAATTGCTTAATTAACTGTGACGGTGTTTTTTTATACTGTGCCATTGTTTTCTAGTTTAGTAATTAATAAATTATATCTTTCATTTTTTACAATATGATACTCTACAATGTTTGGGAAATTAGTATATCTTAAAATTGCTTCATTATTATTTTCAATCTCTTGATTTAAAAGCATTCTTAAGTCTAATGTTTCCGAGTAGGTTAATTCAATGTTCATAGCGTTTAGTTTTAAAGGTTATCGGCTAAGCAGCCAATTAAAATACAAATGATAAAAATTACGATGCCACTTGTAAGGCTTACACTATCTTTAATGTAGTCCTTGTTTTGTTCTTTCCAGTTCATAGATTTTTGTTTTGGTTATAAAGCAAAGATATATCAACATAAGTTATAAACAATAGTTTTACACAATTATTTTATATTTTTAGCATAATTTTAACATTTAGGCCTTTATTAGTCAATTATGAGCCGTTTATCAATCAAGTGAAATGTCCATTTTTTTATGCCGTTTACGGAAACGTGAACTATTATATATGGTGAACAAAAAGCCCCTCGTAGAAACGAAGGGCTTAACCATTTGTCTATGCTATGAAATCAGGACAAAATTAGTCCATTCCTTTATAACTACAAAATAAAAACTGCCTAGCTTTTTACACTAGGCAGAAACCACTATGAAAACAACATTACAAAGATAACTTTTTATTTAGAGCCATCTTGTAGGGGTAAATGCTTTGAATTATCGACTTTGCGATAACCTAGTTTCCATAATAACTTAGTCAAAATAATACTCTTCTCTACGACTTCCTCTTCACTAGCTTCGCCATACAGTATATGCCAACACTCGTGAATTAATATCTCCATTTCTTTACGACCACGCAATCGAGGGTCTATATAAATTACCCCATCGCTTTCGGCTAAGCCGTGCGCTTGTTCTCTACCTAGCTTTTTATATATTACTTTTATGTTCAAGATTTTAATTGTATTTCGTCCGGCCTTGTTTCTACTGTTATATACTTGGTTCCCCCTCTAACTTTAGCCAAAGCCTGTTTAATCTCTTTCTCCAAAGTGTAAATCATATTTAAGTTCTTTACTAATATCTCTTCTTGTTCTAGTAGGCTCATAGAGTTGAATTTCTTAGGTAATTTTATTTTCATTATTTATCGGTTTTGCTGTGCATTTTATTGCAGGTTTTACACTTGTATTGAATTTTAACTAAACCGGAAGCCGTTACTCTTTTATTGTTTTTTACTATATCGTCCGATCCACATTCAGGGCAAGAGCCTCTACCTTCGCCAAAGATAACGCCATAATGCGTCTTAGCCGGTATATGATTGTTTAATTCTTTGTGAACTTTCTCCAATAATACTACGTCCTGGATACAATAATCAATCATTTTGTCCAATGCTTCTTTGTCGTTATTTAGCATAATATCTTTCCACAAATTAAAGTCGGTGTGTATCTTTTGTCCTAGGCCTAAGAACTTGCCTATATAGTCTAGTCTATTAGAATTAAATCTAAACTTTGACCTAGCTATTTTTAATGTGTCAATAGTATTGTATTGAGGAAACATTTCTATTCTATGTAAAAGGCATCTTGTCCTTATCCACGCTAAATCAAATTTGTCGCCATTGTGGCCAACTAACTCGTCTGCTTCATTTGCAACCTCAATAAATTCTTGTAGTAACTTTTTATCGCATTGTTTCCTATCCCAGTTAAGATAGTAAACATCTTTTGCCTCTTCCCATTTGTAGCAAATGCAAATAACGGCACGTTCTTTTATTATGTTCTCCGTTCCAATTTGTAGCTTGTAGCCGGATTGCCAAAATAAGCCTACGTTCGCTGATACTTCTATATCGAAGTAGAGCCGTTTGCGTTTTGTTGTTGTCATTGTGTTTAGTTTTTTATGCGATTGAGTCCCGAATTAAGTCTGCTTCAGCTTCCCGCCTTATAACAAGGCCGTCTAATCCAACCCCTTCCCACAGTCGTTTGCTCTTTTCAATCTCTTCGGCTATCCCTTCGTAGTCTTGCTTCTTTACTAATTCAACTATCGCTTTCATTTCCTTTCTCCTATCGCCGACTAAACTTGTCCCTCTATTAAATACCATTGAAACCAAAGCACCTTGAGTGTCATCGTTCAAATGAATCATATCAGGATAAATAGTTAATGCAGCTTTATAAAACCTAGGCACCGAACTTTTAACGAAAACATCGTATGCAATATTGTACGGTATGCGAACATTTAATATCTCGCCCTTAATCATTGCTTTAACTTTCTCGCCTTTCAGCCCACATAAAGGCTTTAACGCATTAACAAAGTTTAAATTTAAACCTGGAGACCAATCTAGCAAGAATTGCTTTTCGGTATTGTATCCTAAGTCATAGCCTATCCCAATCGTGGCACCCGAAGCACCGCCCGGCCAAGTTGGCTTTTGTAAAGCACGTTCGTAGTAACTACGTCCGCCAATCTCAAACTGTATTATTAAGTCAATGCTCTTTTTAGATAACATATTATTTAATTACTTTGTCAATCATTGTATCAGGCGCAAATAAAAACCCAATGCCGGTACTAATACCTACTAAAGCACCGGTCCAATCAGCCTTACCTAAAAATACTGTCGCTATTGCTCCGATTATTAAAATCAATCCTATTGTGGTCGTTTTCCACGCCTTTAAGTTTTTCATATTAGAATATCTTTTTATAGTACCCAACCGAATATTGGTTGGTTGATATCCCAAAGTTAAATAAATCGTTTTTAGCCGTTTTAAAGGTTAAGCCTACTCCTATTCCCAATTTATTGTCAAAGCGTCTTAAATCGCCTAAAACACCTAAGTAAAAGGTATTCTTGTCTTTGTGGTGTATGTCGTTTGTGATTGTGATAGTTCTTTCCTTAATATGAGCCAAAAAACGCCTTCCTTGAATTGTGTTTTGGGAAATGGTGTCAATAATGGTGAATTTTGAACTATCTATTGTAAATGTGTCAGTAAAGACCTTAGTCGTTAAATAATCTTTAACGATTGTAATTGTATCGTGAACCGTTTCTAATATGAAGTTGTCCTGTAAAACCAAATAAGGAATGTCTTTCCCCTTGGTAAACTTAGTAAAAGTTTTCTCCTGGTAAACCGTGTCAATCTTTGTAAGGATATACGGCTCGTCTTTAGTGTAACGACTATTCCTAAATATAAAGAATATTAAAATAGCCACCAATAAAGTAATGACTACTTCTTTCATTATTCCCTGTCTTGTTTGTTCTCTAATGCTACAAATAACTTATTTAAGCTATTTTGGATATTGTCAAGTTTCTTGGCAATCACATCCTCTTGCTTTTCAACCATATTAACTCGCACCTCAAGTTCTTTCAGTTTTAGACTTACTTTAACGTAGATACTTATTAAGCCTATGATTATGGCTAAGGCTTGTCCTGCCAAGAAAATTGCAATACTTTCCATTTAGTCCTCTTTTGTAGGTTCCTCACTTTGAACTCCTTGCTCTTTCGCTAAATTTCCCAAGAATTGGAAAATAGGGTTTGCGTACTTTGCAGGTAACTCCAAAAGATAAGCCTCTAATTCTTTGATTTTTGTTTCGTCTAGTTGTATCATAATATTTATTTTATACAAATATAAATTAAATTACTTGAGATTGCCAAGGGAGCGGCAAAACGATAATCGGTGGATTAATTATGTTCTCAATTTGCTTGTCTAAATTAACGTCAATAGTTGGCACATCTAAACCGGCATCTAACCAACCTTCTACTTGCTCCTGTGTTAAATCAGGGTAAGCAGTAAAGTCAGTTTCACTTGGAGTAGTGCAATTCATAGTACCGTAACTTGATACTACTATTTCATCTTGCGTTGCTATGCGTGACCAATGAATTACTACGACTACATCCGTTAGTCCGTCCTCAGTTGGCTTTGTGTCCATTTGGTTTATTACCCAATTATAAGTTGTACTCATTTTATTTTATTTTAGCTTTTAATTCGTCTATTTGTTTTTGTTGCTCTTGTATTGCAGCTATTAATACAGGTACTAATTCAACATATCTTACTCCTAAATATTCAATGCTTTCATTTTTATCATTAGGTAAAGTATTTTTATCAATTAATTGAGGGAATACCTTTTGAACATCTTGAGCAATAAGTCCTAAATTTTCTTTCTTTGTTTCATCCGATTTCCAACTAAAGTTTACAGGTCTTAAAGTCATTAACTTTTCAACTGCATTATCTATATTGCTATTAATATTTTTTAACCTTTCATCCGAAGCAGATGACCAAGATGAATTACCTGAAGTTAAATAAACACCTGCACCACTATCATTCCATAATACCCACGAATTGCTATTGTTATTCGGGCCAAAAGAAAAATATGTATTTGTACCGTAAGAACTTCTAAATAAAGCAGTGTTATAAGGTGTTGAAGTACTACCAAAAAGAATTTCCCCCCCACTTGTAATACGCATTCTTTCGGCTAGTCCATTATTATAAGTATAAAATGCTAAATCAGTTGGAGCAAATGATGTTGCAGTTCTTATTGCAGTTATTTTAGCCAAAGTTTCAGGACTTGATGTACTTTCGTGTGGTGAAAATATTAATGAAATAGCAGTACTTGAAGTATTACCAACATTTTGAATAATTAAACCTTTTGATTCAGCACCCGCATTTGTTACTTGAGTATGTAATATTGCTGCAGGACTACTTGTTCCTATACCTACATTGCCCCCACTTGTAATACGCATTGCTTCTATCGTACTACTTGTTTTAAATATTGTACTGCTAGCTGAATTTAAATATGTTGAACCTGTGCTATAATATGTAATATCAGTTCCATCATTAAATATATATCCTTTATAAGTTCCACCACTACTTAAAGCTATTAAACTTGTTGAAGTTCCATTAATGTCTAAAACTGTTCTATTTGCACTAGTAAGATTTGGACTTGTTGTTCCTATACCTACATTACCTGTGGATGCTATGGTAAGTAAAGTGTTTGCACCACCTGTTCCATTTCTAAATATGAAACTACCTGTATTACTTGTCCCTCTATGGTCAAAATACATTGTTGGAGAACCTGTTGCATTTGTGTAAATTCCTACTGAACCTGAACTTGATGCTCCTAATCCTATTTCTCCACCACCATATCCAATACTTCCACCATTTGATATTAATCCTCCCGTTGCTGTTACACTACTAGAGAATGTAGCTGCTCCTGTGGAGGATAAAGTTGTAAGGTTATTATAACCTAAGTATGTAGTTACCGCAGTTGTTGGCCCAATATAAACATTGTCAGCATTAATTGCTTGTAATTGTAAAGTAACGTTACCGGCTATTACGTTTAGTATGTTTCTGCTATTTGTGTTTGTAGTATCGGTATTTCTAAAATATACGTTTGTTGTAGCATTTTGGTTTTTTTGCACATCTAAAATACCACTCGGTGATGCAGTTCCAATTCCAAAAATGCCTATACTTGTTATCCTTGCTCTCTCGGTATCAGCTGTACCTAATATTAAATCCCCACCGTTTCTAGTACCTATTGCAAAGTTAGTAGCATAGTTACTAAAGAATAAAGCTAAACCTGCTCTTGATATACCAAAGTCACTACCTGTTGCAGCCGTTGAATATTGTCTAAAATAAGAAGTAGCCGTTGAACTATTATTTCTAACTGCTATCTCCGAATAGTCAGTTGTACTATTTGTTTGTAGTAAAAATGAAGCGGCTGCACTTGCATTGTAAACGTGCAACTGTGCCAATGCTGAACTTGGGTTCCCTATTGTTAAATTAGTACCGTCAAATTTAAAGTTACTAGAACTTGTTACACTTGAAGTACCGTTAAAATAAGTTACTTGTCCACTTGTCCCTGTGCCTGTTACCGGATTTGTTATTGTGCTTTGCTTTGAATTAAAAGTATTCCAATCAGTAGAACTTAAATATCCATCTTGTGAAGTGTTAGCAACTTGAATGCTAAATGCTCCTGTTGTATTATTATAACTTAATGGAGTTGTAGCACTTAAAGAAGTTAAACTAATACCACCTAAACCGGCTAAGGTATAAGTCGGTACGTTTAAAGTATTTGAAACTAAAGTAGCTGAACCACTATTGCCTGTTGTAGTTAAACTTAAAGTACTTTGCTTATTATTAAAAGTTGTCCAATCTGCTGAACTTAAAGCACCTCTATTTGCAGCCGAAGCCGTAGGCAAATTAAAAGTATGCGTTGCAGTTGAACTTGATATATTGAAATCAGTTCCACTTGTTCCTACTTGTAAGTATTGCACTTGAGCAGTCAAACCATTTAACGCAGTTATTCCAGTTGAGAATGTTGTAATTACTTGGCATAAATGCCCGTTTTGAGTGTGTACTGTTGTAGTTTTTCCGCCACTATTTGCAGCATATAACTTAACCGCTAACCTATCAGTAACCGTTAAAGTTGTAGTTGGAACGGCCATTGCAAAAGTGTACAAATTTAAATTCGTACCGTCATATATAATCTCGTTTGAACTTGTTGAAATCAAAGTAAAAGTAGTACCGTCGTATTTATACAACTCAGCATAAAGCTGAGGCGTTCCACCGTTAGCACTCATTGAAACATAAATCTCATAATTCCAATTACCGCCAGGAATATTTAATTGCGCCGGATCGTTAGCATCCGTTAAGAATGAAACTATTAAGCCATTTCCGGTTTTAGGAAAGTCAACTCCTGTTCCTGTGTCAGCCGTTTTACTCATTTCATAATAAGTAACCCCACCTATAACGCCTTGACTTGTTCCACCGTTAAGATAATACGAAACCGAAGAGCCACCGCCACCACTTGAAGGGAAATCCGCTAAAGTTCCGTCCCCTCTTATATATTGAGAAGCAACACCCGCTGCGGTTACTGCTAAAGTGCCACTTGTAGTAATTGGAGAAGATGCCACATTAAACGCACTCGGCATAGTTAAACCAACCGAGGTAACTGTACCGCTTGTTAGTTGGCTAGTTAAAGCAACTGTTCCCGAAGCGTTAGGGAATGTATAAGTGTTGTCAGTTGTAGCATTAGCAAAAGCAAAAGTCTTAATGCCACCATTTGCTAAATATAAAGACAATCCACTTGCCGCTCCTGCAATTATTGTATATCCACTTATAGTTCCGTAAGATGCAGTTTCTTTTATTCCAATACCTTCATTAAATCTATTTGGATATGTAGTAAATAAATTATTACCTGAAAATATATTAGAATTTGTAAACGTTTTTACACCGGAAATAGTTTGAGTAGTCGTTAAAGTTACATATCCCGTTAAATCAGGGAAAGTAACTAAAGCACCGTTACCCGCTACATATTGAGCCGAAGTACCGGCAAATCCTATATTTATTGTTCCACTTGTTGTTATCGGTGAGCCTGTAATTGTTAATGCGTCCCCACTTTCAGTAACCGCAATACTTGTAACCGTTCCTGTCGATCCACTTGCCCTCTGCCAAATACTACCTGAGTAAATAACCTGGTCGCCCACTACAAAAGCAATAGGACCGGCTCCGAAGTTAGTTGTTCCGGCTACGTTACATAAATAAACATCGCCCTGATTAAACGCTCCGCCATTGGTCAAAGTTGGAGTGTTAGTATTAGCATTCCAAGTACCTTGATATTCCATAACCGAATTAGGTAACTGAGAAACTAATATCTTACCGTTTACGTCTAATTGTGGAATACCGTTAGCCGCATTAATAGGCAATGAGTCCAATACACCGGTTGTCCCTGTGATTACACCGTTTAAACTTCTAACTTTTGCACCCGAACTTATGACTATTTGATTGCTCATTTATCTAATTTTTTCTATTGAAATAATGCCCTTACATACTCGCCACTTTCTAACGCTCTACTGAATGTTAAAATACCCGTTCCGGAAACCCACTTAACCTCTTCGTTTACTGGAGTGCCTGAACTAATTATATTTTGAACGTCAACCCCACCACGAGAAACATAAAGACAAGTCTTGCCTATCATATCCGCTAAAGTAATTGAAGTCTCAGCTCCGGCTGCCGTGTATCCTCTTGTATAAACTGCGCCACCTGCTATGATAACCGTACCGCCTGGATCGACCGAAGTTCCTGTTGTAGTATAAGCGCCTGTTCCTTGTAAGCTAACTGAATAAGTTGCTATATCTTTAAATGGTCCATTCATTTGAAAACTAGCTAAGTTGCAAGTTCCACTAATTACCACTAAGCCGTCCGCTCCATTATCAATAACAAACTTTATACTTATTGGAGTCCTTTCTTGTTGAATAGTTAAGAAGTTTAAATAGCCGTAACCATTTAAAGTAACTATGCCATCGCAACTAATTGTCCATGTTGCTATATCTATTTTATATTCTCTATAATAAGCCGAACTTTGACTTGTTACCTCTTTTTGGTCTGCTTGTACGCTAAACGTACAGTTAGTAGAACACGCAAAAGGTATATCACGGCCATCGGGATATTCCTCCGAAGGAGCTTCGTGATAGTAAAGCATTATATTTTTTCCTTTTATTAAGTCTGCCATAATTACAAATTTAACTATAAATTTCTAGTATCTGCCCTTCCGAACTAATCTTATAAACGTGCGTCTCCGTATCCATATCAAACTTATACCACAAGAACGAACCGTTAAACGGAGTTGTAAGTATTGCATTGTCAAAGAATAAATAACCCACCGGCGGATTTGTTTCGTCCGTACCGGCATAAACAAAGTCACTACCAACACTTGAAGCCGCAGCCTCACCGCCTGTCTCAAAGCCTTCTCCTCTATATCTCACAAATGACTCCTCGCTAGGGTTAACAACTGTAATATCATAATTTGTTGTTACTACTGCGTCCGGATTGTCTAAATCAGTTATCTCTAGTAAAGTAGTTTGAATAACATCATTAAATAAATCCATTGTCGTACTACCTACGATATACTTTTTATCTTGTACTGTTATTTGTATTGGGTCGGTATCGTCAGCCGTTATTCTCATTGCACCGCTAAATCGTCCGCTTGTCGGCTCCATACTCATAAACGTACTATCTATATTAATAATATTCTTAGATAATACATTTGCATATTGCTTTACTACCAACTCACTTAAAGAAGTATATAAAAATTCAGGGTAGTTTAATGAATACCAGTTATTCAAAGCTAGTCCGTTAATGTCGCTTAAATATCCTCGATAGTAATTAAAATTAGAATTAGAACTGTTAAAGCCTGAACCTATCTTAGCTTCGTAAGTATAATCATTATTAGAGTTTATTGTGCTTGTAGTCGTTACACTTACAAACACTGACTCTTGTGTTAACACTACATTTTGCACCTCTACAACTTGATCTAAATAATTAACCGTTGAATTTTCTACTGAAATCTCTATGCTCATATTACCGGGTATGTTACTCGGCGGTAAATCAATACTTATGTCGTAAACTGAAGTCCCCTCTTCGTAAGGTTCGATATAATAATTATTACCAAAATTGCTCCATTTTTTATCCGGAGTTAAATACCAAGTTCCAAACCCGGCACTTTCAACTATTATTTTAACCATAACTACATTGGGCGGAGTAACACTAAAACTCTTTAACACACAATTAAAAGAAAGGTTTCCTGTATCTCCAATATTCATTCCAGGCAAATAAGTTGTCGTAATTCTAGCATAACCTGGATTTGTGCTATTCTTTTGTAAATCTAATCTCATAGCATTAAAGTCCGAATTAGGATTTTGCTTTAATTGTACAAATCCGTATGAAGCAGTATTAGTCCAAAAGGTAGCGTTATTTCCATCGGCTGATTTAAACGTACCGTTTGAAATATAGTTATCGGCAAACTCCGCATCGTTCTTGCTTATAATCTTATTATAGCCTTTTCTTAATAGTTTAAACTGTGAGTTATCAGTAAAGAATAAATTACTTGTATTGCCAGTAAATCCTTCTATATTTCCTAAGTCCGATATTGAGCCGCTACTAATCGCAATCGCATTCTCATAAAGAGTATAATAATAACTATCGGCTGCTATTTGTGTTATTGGAACAATATACCAAACGCCCTTAGCTTGGAATAACCTAGAACCAAAGCCACTTATAATCATTGTTAATATTTCTAAATAAGTCTTACCTATAAAAGATAAGTTTTGATAGTAAGATTGGTTTAATGGCTCTGCTTCGGCATCGTCAACTCTATTGTCCATACTAGATGAATAGAAACTTATACCGCTAATTATATTTAGATCCGTAGGAAATAATATCTTACTTAAAGCACTATTCACAAAGAATAAAGCCTTTTGTCTTGTTAATACTGTTTCGTTTGTAGGATGCGAGAATGCAATCTTACCTAATAAACCTAAGCCATCTATTGCGTTAAATGCAAGAGTCTTTCTACCTGTTGAGAAACTAAACTGAACGATATCACTAATTGTCCAACCCTCAAAGTCTAAATCGGTATCATTGTTTAATAGTTCTACGAAATATTTCCTATCGTCTAATTCCGTGAAATCCGGCATTTGTTCTAGGTTATCCGTTACGTCTATTGCTACTGCTAATTGGCTAACATAAATAGGCTCAAATACATCGTCACTCATTGGTATATACTGGAGTGAAATACTTTCAGCCGGGTATTCTATTAGGCTACCCTCGTAGCCATCTTCGGATAAATATAAATAAGATATGCTACCACTTTTAGTGGCCATTGTTATTTTATACTTTCTATTATATGCCATTGCCTCGTCTTAGGTTAAGTGAATAATTACTTCTTTGCAAAGCTAAAACTAAATCGTTTCCTTTTAATACAAATTGTCCATTTCCACCACCCGTTCCACTCATTGCTCCGGCATTGAATGTGCTATTCATCATATTGCCTAATTTATTCAAAGGCATAATAGCCTCGCTTTGTCCACCCTCTCCAACCATTGCAACCGTAGGACGAGAAACAATTCCACCC